TCTATCTTTAGTTTTCATTGAGCCCGAGACAAAAACGCTGTCTGGAATGTTGTTAATAATTAATTGACCCGACTCAATCCTGTCAACTAATACTAGAGTATTGCCTGTTTCAGAAATACCATTAATAAGGTTGCTGATCCAATTCATACGGGTTTCGTCAGTGACAAGGTATTTTAATTCTCCTGCATAACTTTCAAACTCTTTCCACTCTGCTGTTTGAATTACTGTCACGTGGCAATCACTGAGCACACCTTTTTCTTGAAGTTCGTGAGCTTTAACACGATGCACAACTTCCCCTAGACTAGCACGTAGGGCTTGAAATTCGTGGTCTGCTTTTGGTACTGTACCAGTCAACCCCCAACGTATAGGTGCGTTAGAAAGATTGCGTGTTAACAGATTCTTTAATACTTCTGCCTTGGCCATATGTACCTCATCAACCATGACACAACTAACTCCATCTAACAATTCAGCTAGACGTAACAGTTGTTCTTCACCGTCAAATTCCTTGGAACCTTTGTCTAAAATATTCAAACTTTGCCAAGTGCAAATAGTATGTGTTTTGTCTAGGTTTTTTCTGTCACCGTAGTACACACCTACATCTAAACCGCAGTTAAGGAAGTCTTCTTCGGTTTGCTCAACCAGTGACTTGTTAGGAACTATGGTTATTGTTCTTCCGTATTTTTCACAGATTTTTGCCAAAGTTGCGGTGGTAATTGTCTTGCCAAATCCAGTGGCAATTTCTTGAATGCACTGAGGGTTTTCTAAAAACTTATTGATAACTTCAACTTGGTCATCACGCAGTCTAATCTTTTCTCCAGCAAATCGATGACCTATGGGCCACGTTTGATCACCCCAAAATTCCTCAGAAATTTCAGGGAAACTTAGTGCCGTTGGGCGTCGATGATCTTCCAATTCAATGTAATAGTTCTTTGCTTCAAGATACTCAAGGACCTGCGGTAGCATACTCATGTAGGTAGTGCCGCCGAGGCCAAAGAAGCTGATACTACCATCCCATCGACCTAGTTTGTAAGCTGGTCTAAACCGAGCGGTGGGGTCTTCATACTTGAATTTTTTGACCAAGGCCTTACGTGCATCAAGATCTAAATTTTCAATCTTAACATTTACTTCATCCTTGATAATAATTTTACATGATGCCAAAATCTAAGGTCCTTGTTTTGTTGTTGTCTAACATATGGATCACGTTATGGTGCCAATTTAGTAAATTTTTGATAGAATAATGAATATTATAAAAGTTAAAATTTACTACACAATTAAATTTTATTTTTTTGTCAAGGATTGTTTTAGGAACCTTACTACTAATAAACACTGCTTTAGTTTTTTCACTGATACTAGAGTTTAACTTCTCTTCTCTCACAAAATTATTGAATTTTTCACCAGTTTCGCTGGGTAGTCTAAACAGCACACTAATTTCTTCGTTGGTAATGTCATTGGCTTTTAAAAAGTTTAAAGATTTTTCTAATTTTTCCATTTCACTACCACCTGGTATTACAAATAATGTTGGTGACATATATTTTACAATATCGTTGAGAGGAAAAATACCATTTTCTTCCGAATTTATTGAAATAGTTTCTCCGGGATCTGTTTGTAAGAATTTTCTAACTGCCAGGTCGGCATTTTTCCACTCATCAGTTTCTTCAATGGTCTCGTCCCAGGTAAAAATTCCCAATTTTCTTGCCATGAACAAATTTTCAATAATGTTCGTATTGGTAGGTTGAGCTATTTTTTCAGAAATATTCAAAAATTTCAGATTTTTGTCATTAAATGATAACATAGGAATGTACTGCTCAATAGTACCTTCAATTTCTCTAATTTGATTTTGATAATTTTCAAATTCTTCGTCAACTATAAAATTTTCTTCAATGGCAACACGACCTAAAAATGTCAATGACCGCTCATCTAATGAAAAAATCCAGGATTTTTGTTCTGCATCCCATTGTGCCATGTTTAGTTTAGGTTTTTCTTCTCTAATTCTTGTCAACAAGGATTCATTGAATGGAAATTCAACTTTGATAGTCTTTCCAAAGTTAGGATGCTCTAGTACGCTGATGCGCTTGAATGAGGACACTAACCTGCGAGCTAGTCTGAATCCAGGATTTTCCAAAAATGGCAAAATATCTTTGCCAAAAATAGAATTTAACTTTGATACCTGTCTTTTGAGAATTTTTACAGACAATAATTCTTGTTTTTCTGTAAATCCGGATCCACGTGATATTTGATCGTGAAAACTGTATATCAATTTTGAATCATATGGATTCATTGACACATTGCGGCTAATAGCCAGGGCAATAATTAGGTCTTCAATATACATAAAGTTATTATAACACAAAATAAAAAGGAGAGCAAGTCTCCTTTTTGTTTACAGTACTACGTCTTCTAGTCCGGCGGTTCGAAGTTTGATGATATTACTCAGTTGCCATTGTTTTATATCCAACGCCTTGACAATACCCAACCATTGATTACGTAGCAGAGCAAATTCGTTGATAATCTTTTCCATATCAACTACATCTGCTTCACCATCGACATACTTTTCAACGTCTCGACTGCTCAATGCCCTTTGATAGCTTTCTAGGTATTTCTTGAATGCTTTACTGCGGGTACGTCTTAGTTCGATATTCAAATATTCAAGAACAGCTTCAATTTCTTGAAGCTGATTGAATCGTTGTTCAACAATACCCGGTAAATGGGCTGAGGCTTTTTCTACGTTGCCGTGTATTTTAACCTCATACCTTGCAGAATCTAGTTCTTTATAAAAGTGCTCTATACAGTCAGGAAGAAATGATATGTCTTTGCTTACTTTAGAGTACCATGACATACTCAGTCCATGTCTTCGCCGTAATCGTAGTCTTCTTCGTCGATGTCTTCTTCGTCATCTTTGTTTTCATCTACAACTAACTGGATTGCATTGTCGAGATGGGTATCATAACCCATCAAACCTTGAAGGACTGACAACTCAACATCTTTGCCTATTAAAAAATCAATATATTGATTTGCGGCAACTTCTTTGTTTTTATCAGAGACATATTCTCTGAATGTATCCCATACTTCGATGATTAAATCTTCTTCCATTATGCCTCCTCGGTGTCTTCTGTTAATGCTGTAGCTTCAGTTTTCATACCATTCTTAGAAATTTCTTCCATCATGATAGACAAACCTTCTTTTTCATTACGATCCCATGCTTTACGGAATTGTTTGATTACTTCACCTTCTGTAGTTGTATAAACAAGACTATTGCCTTCTTTCTTCAACATACCTTTAGCTTCAAACAAGTCAACCAATCCGCTGTGTGGACTCATACCTGTTGTGTAAGGAATCTCAACTTGCACTGATTCAAATGGCTTAGAATAACGTGTTTTCATAATCTTACAAGCTGAACGGATACCGTTAACTGTTGTAGTCTTATTACCATCTGCGTCAGTTTTTAGTTTTAATTTACGCATAGCAACAACAATAGAGCTCGCATAAATGAATCCTTGGCCGCCACTAATCTTGTCATCTGGATCAAACATGTCCTGGCTAGCGTAAGTGTGATTTGTACAAACCATACCTACATTCCACGAACCAAACATGTTAACACAATTACGAACAAGTGATGTAAGTGCTTTAGGTTTACGACCCATATCACCTTTCATCTCACCTGCTTCGAACTGATTCACGTCTGTGGGCGTTAACAACATACCTAAAGAGTCGATTACAAACAATACCTTCGGACGACCGTCTTCGGGCATAACTTTGTACTCTTTCATGAATTCAGAGATGGTTTTTGCCACATCGTCAATCATAGCCATGTTAAGTTTCAGAAGTTTTTCTTCACTTGTATTAACGCCTAGATCAAGAAGCCATTTCTCATCTAGAGCGTTTTCACTATCAACTAGCACAACAAAGATACCTTGTTCTTGTGCTGATTTAATAATGTTGCCAGAGCAGATATATGATTTACCTGCACCAGATTCGCCCGCAAAAACTGTTACTTTGCCCAGGGGAACTCCCTTGTAGAAGTCCCCTGAGATAAGATAGTTCAGGGCATAGTTACCGGTTGAAATCCAATCGGTAGGGTCGTTAAACCCAATTCCTAAGCCATCAATACTTTTAGTGATAGACTTACGGAACTTCGAAATGTCGAAGGCCTTTCCCATGTCTATCTCCTAATTAAGTACTTTGGCGATTACGGATCATCGCAATGATATCGGCTGCTCTGCTCGATGCCTCACCACCTGCGCTCTCAGCTTTTGCGGCTGGAGGAGTAAATGATTTCTCTGCTGTTGCAACTTCTTCTTCCCACGGTGCCGCTTCTTCAGCTACTGGAGCAGGTGCTGCCTTAGGTGCCGGAGCAGGAGTTGAAGAACTACCGGCTTCATCACGACCGCCAAAGCCTGCTGGCTTGAAGTACTGACTCCAACGATCTGGATCATATGCCTCGCCATCAACAGATGCTTCAAACATCTCTTTGATAACTTTGAGTTCAACTGCACCTGGCTTCTTAGGCAAGAAGTCTGACAGTTTGAACAAACCATGTTGTGCAATAGCCGCATTTTCTTCTTCGCTCAATGCACGTTCACGACGAGCCCAAGTACTAGTAGAGTAGTCAGCGTAACCACCTTTCGATGTTTTAGCAATCTTAAAATCCAAACCACGAACGTAGTCTGTTGGCAATTCTTCGATCTCTGCATCCATTAGTGCGTTCTTAACAATGTTAAAAATCTGGCTACCAATGATGAATCGACGAATTGGATTTTCTGGAGTACGGTCTTCTTTGAACTTGCTGTCAACAACAAATCCTTGGAATAGGTAAGACTTTTTCTTCCAGTACTTACGACCCATATCTTCCAAGCTCTTATCTTTAAACCAAGGACGAACCTCAGTAAGAACTGGACAAGTCTCGCCCCACATTTCCATACAGGGGACTTGCACAGTCACGGGCTTAGAATTTGTTTCACCTTTAATTCCAGCGAAAGGCAATTTAATCATTGCTCTCTCTAACCAGAAAAAAGTGTTGTTTGTGTCGCCATCGGGCAAGAAACGAACTGTTACGTTTGTATTCTCTGCGATGTTCCAGTGTGGAAAGATTGCGTTGTCGCCGCCGGATGATCCGCCGGTATTTTGTGCGCTCTGTTGAAGTTTTGCGCGAATTTCTGCTAACGTTGCCATAATAATGTTTCCTTAATAAAGTTTTATGTGCCGCTTCCTTAAAGCCAACTGACTAAAAGAAAAACTGTGCATAGCATTAACTATACACAGTTTTATTTATATTTGCAACCTAAAAG